GTGACCGAAGCTTAACAGTCTGGGAACCGGTCTATTACATCCCGGGGCTCCACGGATGTTGAGGAGGATATGGCATGTGCGGACGCTGACGCTGGACGGACTGGTGGGGCTGAATCCCATCGCCTATGCCCGCGAGGCAATATCGCTGGCGGCAGCGACCGAAGAGCAAGATGTTAGCAATGGCGTCGTGTTGTAAGAGCAGACGGATCTTATGAGCGCCTGAAGGAGGAGCGTCACCGGGCTTGGCAACTCACCCCGAATCCTAGTGGGGACAAGCGGGTTGAACAGAGCCATGGAAACCCGCAAAGGAATTGTCGTCTGTTCCGTGTGCCGCACGGTAACACCGATCGCGCTAAATCGAGCTGGGGCTCGTTTATCAATTCAGGTGCCTTCCCGTTGAGCAGCGGATCAACCGTGGCGTAAGTGTTTATTACGCCAAAACGTTATCGGGGATATGAAGGTTTTGACCTGCCACTCAACTGGGGGATTAATTTACTTACTCTCCCAATGACTGCCGCGACCTGGAAGATATGAATCCGCGTCCCGGTGGTGATGTCTATCTCACACCGATGAACATGACCACCCCGACAGTAAACTGGTAAGCAGAAGCGCTGCAGACCGTCTTTGTACCGCTGTGAAATCTGTCAGTGACTCCGAGTTTGAGTATGGCTCCGTTTTGGTGTAAGCCACGATGATGTGGTGATGTCCGGGGCATTTGCTGCGTCCCTGCGGGCGTGGAGTGACAGAAAAGCGTTACCTGCGCTGCTCTGGCAGCACCGCATGGATGAGCCCATCGGTGTTTACACCGAAATGAAGGAAGACGATGTCGGGCTTGCTTTACGTCAGGTTACTTCGATGACGATCCCCTGGGCGCACCGCACATGAAGGCCGGTTCGTTAACCGGCCTTTCTATTGGGTACGTCCTGAAGGACTGGGAATACGACCGGAGCAAAGAAGTCTTTCTGCTGAAAGAGATCGACCTCTGGGAAGTCAGTCTGGTGACATTCCCGTCCAACGACGAGGCGCGTATCAGCGACGTCAAGAACGCACTGGCCCGTGGCCCGCGGCCCGCGGAAATTCCCCAGATTGAAAGTCCTGCGTTTCGGTTCTCCCGTACCCCAAAGTTCGGCTAAGCGCCTTGCGACGCTGAGGATGTGGGCTCTGCACTGAATGCACTGAATCTCTTTTAATCAGGACACAATGATATCAAAGATGTGGAACAGGTCGCGCAGGATCTGCAGCAGAAGTTTGACGACTTTAAAGCGAAGAATGACAAGCGCGTTGATGCGATTGAGCAGGAAAAAGGCAAGCTGGCCGGGCAGGTGGAAACCCTGAACGGAAAACTCAGCGAACTGGAGAGCCTGAAAAGCGATCTCGAAAAAGAGTTGCTTGAGCTGAAGCGTCCGGCGGGTGGAGCGCAAAACAAGGTGGCTACAGAACATAAAGACGCTTTCGTCGGCTTTCTGCGTAAAGGCCGCGAAGACGGTCTGCGCGATCTGGAACGTAAGGCGTTGCAGGTGGGCACTGATGAAGATGGTGGTTATGCCGTGCCGGAAGAGCTGGATCGTAGCATTCTCAGCCTGCTGAAAGATGAGGTGGTGATGCGCCAGGAGGCCACGGTGATCACCGTGGGCGGTTCAGACTATAAAAAACTGGTGAATCTGGGTGGTACGGCTTCCGGATGGGTGGGCGAAACTGACACGCGTCCCCAGACCGCTACTTCCAGGCTGGGACTGATTGAGCCTTTCATGGGGGAAATCTACGGCAACCCGCAGGCCACCCAGAAAATGCTGGATGATGCCTTCTTCAACGTGGAGGCATGGATCAACAGCGAGCTGGCAACCGAATTTGCCGAACAGGAAGAAATTGCCTTTACCACTGGTGACGGCACCAAGAAGCCGAAAGGGTTCCTGGCCTATGAATCCACCGATGAGTCCGATAAGGCACGTGCGTTCGGTAAACTTCAGCATATTGTATCCGGCGAAGCGACGACGGTGACCGCAGACGCCATTATCAAACTGATTTACACGCTGCGTAAGGCACACCGCACTGGCGCGAAGTTCATGATGAACAACAACAGCCTGTTTGCCATCCGTCTGCTGAAAGACACCGAGGGTAACTATCTGTGGCGTCCGGGGCTGGAACTGGGGCAGCCGTCCTCTCTGGCGGGTTACGGTATCGCTGAAAACGAACAGATGCCGGATATCGCCGCTGATGCGAAAGCCATTGCATTTGGTAACTTCAAACGGGGTTACACCATCGTTGACCGTATCGGCACCCGCATTCTGCGTGACCCGTACACCAATAAACCGTTTGTCGGTTTTTATACCACCAAGCGCACCGGCGGGATGCTGGTCGATTCGCAGGCCATCAAACTGCTGAAGATTGCAGCGGCGTAATCACTCAGGGGCGCGGAACCGCGCCCCCTGTTCTGACGGGTGAAGAATCATGATCCTGAAACAAGATCTGAAATGGTCACCGGACGGTATGCGTGTTGAGGTCATTCAGGCCGGTGAGTATGACGACGGGGCGCTTCCTGCCCGGGTGCAGGAGATTGCACTTCAGGCCGGGTTAGCAGAGCGCGGAATCAGTGCAAAAAGCAGTAAAGCGGCAAAAGAGAAAAAGCCACGACCAGTAAAGAGGGCTGAGTATGCTTCTGACAATGGAAGAGATTAAAGCCCAACTCCGGCTGGATGAGGATTTCGATACTGATGACCGCCATCTGCAACTGCTGGCCTGTGCGGCGCAAAAGCGGACGGAAACGTATCTGAACCGGAAGCTCTATGCGCCGGATGAAACCATTCCGGACAGCGATCCTGACGGACTGCTCCTGCAGGATGATATCCGTCTGGGGATGTTGATGCTTATCAGTCATTTCTACGAAAACCGATCTTCCGTTACGGAAGTGGAAAAACTCGACATGCCACAGAGCTTTGGCTGGCTTGTCGGTCCATACAGGTACTTTCCACAATGAAAATTCGTCAGGCGCAGACCAGCGCAACTTACATATTGCCTGACCCCGGCGAGCTGGATAAACGGATAGCGATTCGCCTGCGTGTGGATGAGCCGAATGATGATTTTGGCGTGTCCCCCTCGTATACGGAGGAGATCTGCACCTGGGCGAAGATGGCCCAGCCCGGAGCGGCGGCCTATCAGGGCTCCGTACAGACGGAAAAAATCGTGACGCACTATTTCACGATCCGCTGGCGCCGGAATATTACCGCCGATCATGAAGTGTTCTGCGACGGGCAGGTTTACCGCATCCGGCGCATACGCGACCTGAACAGCAAACGTCGTTTCCTGTTGCTCGAATGCGAGGAACTGGGCACTGAACGGGCAGAGGGCTATGCAGAACAAAGCGTTTTTACACGTTGATTTTGAACAGCCGGAAACGCTTGTTTTTAACCGGGCGCGTTTGCGCCGGGCGTTTGTCTGTATCGGGCAGGTACATATGCGTGATGCCCGCCGCCTGGTCATGAAGCGGGGGCGTTCCGGACCCGGAGATAATCCTTCATACAGAACGGGAAAACTGGCACGCTCCATCGGGTATTACGTTCCGCGGGCATCCAGTCGCCGTCCGGGATTGATGGTGAAAATTGCCCCTAATCAGAAGAACGGGGAAGGAAACCGCCCGATCTCAGGCGCATTTTACCCTGTATTTCTGTTTTACGGTGTACGGCGCGGCGCAAAACGTAAAAAAGGGCATCACCGGGGGGCCTCCGGTGGCAGCGGCTGGAAAATTGCTCCCCGCAACAACTACATGACGGAGGTACTGGAACGACGCCGCAGCTGGACCCGTTACATACTGTCCCGCGAGCTGCGTAAATCCCTCCGACCTCAACGCAGGAAGAAAAAATGAAACTAACCCCGATTATTGCGGCGCTTCGCGCCCGATGTCCGTTGTTTGAAAACCGTGTTGGCGGTGCCGCGCAGTTCAAGGCAATCCCGGAAGCTGGAAAGCTCAGGCTGCCAGCAGCGTATGTCGTTCCATCTGAAGATGTCACCGGCGAGCAGAAGTCGCAGACGGACTACTGGCAGGATTTGACGGAGGGTTTTTCCGTCATCGTGGTGCTCAGCAACGAACGGGATGAAAAAGGGCAGTGGGCATCCTATGACGCCGTTCATGACGTCAGGCAGCTTATCTGGAAAGCGCTGCTGGGCTGGGAGCCGGATCCGCAGGCGCATGAAATTCAGTACGCAGGTGGTATGTTGCTGGATCTGAACCGCCACGAACTCTATTACCAGTTCGACTTCACGGCGAAGTATGAAATCACCGAAGAGGACTCCCGCCAGCAGGAAGACCTGGACGTATTACCCGACCTTAAAACGCTCAGTATTGATGTTGATTTTATCGAGCCCGGTACAGGGCCAGACGGCAACATTGAGCACCACACCGGGATTACCCTCCCGTAATAACTTCTCCAGGGAATATGAATGTTTGTAAAACCTGTAAAAGGGCGATCGGTTCCCGATCCGGCCCATGGCGACCTGTTACCTGAAGAAGGTCGAAATGTTGATGAGAATAACTACTGGCTGCGCCGCGAGGCCGCTGGTGATGTCCGGCGCACGAATAAAAAGGTGAAAACAAATGGCGATTAGTTTTAATTCCATTCCGTCAGATACGCGGGTTCCTCTGTTTTATGCCGAGATGGATAACTCGGCGGCAAATACCGCACGGGACAGCGGGGCATCACTGCTGATTGGTCATGCCAGCAATGATGCGTCAATTGCCGTCAACAGTCTTGTTCTGGTGTCATCGGTTGATTATGCCCGTCAGATTTGCGGTGCCGGAAGCCAGCTGGCCCGTATGGTCGGGGCGTACCGTAAGACCGATCCATTTGGCGAACTGTATGTCATTGCCGTACCTGAATCCACAGGCGCGGCAGCAACCGTCGCTTTGACGGTAACTGGCGAAGCGACGGAAACCGGAACGGTGAATGTCTATACCGGCCGAACCCGCGTTCAGGCTCCCGTGACCAGCGGTGATGACGCTGCGGCGGTGGCTGTGAGCATTAAGGATGTGGTCAATGCAAACCCTGATCTTCCCTTTACGGCAACATCAGAAGCGGGGGTGGTGACACTGACTGCGCGCCACAAGGGGTTATATGGAAATGAAATTCCGGTCACTCTCAATTATTACGGCTTTGGCGGTGGGGAGGTGTTACCGGCGGGTGTGAATATTACGGTTGCCAGCGGCGTGAAGGGGGCTGGTGCGCCAGCTCTTAACGACGCGGTGGCAGCGATGGGAGATGAGCCGTTCGATTATATCGGCCTTCCGTTTAACGACACGGCATCGGTGAACACGATGGCAACTGAAATGAATGATTCCAGCGGTCGCTGGAGTTATGTCCGGCAGTTGTATGGTCACGTTTATACGGCGAAGACGGGGACTCTGTCGGAGCTTGTGGCCGCGGGTGACCAGTTTAACCTGCAGCACATCACCCTGGCGGGCTATGAGAAAGACACCCAGACGCCTGCTGATGAACTGGCTGCAAGCCGTACTGCCCGTGCTGCGGTTTTTATCCGTAACGATCCGGCGCGCCCGACCCAGACCGGGGAACTGGTGGACATGCTGCCGGCACCGAAAGGCAAACGCTTCACGACGACTGAACAGCAGACGTTACTTTCCCACGGTGTGGCAACGGCGTATGTGGAAAGCGGCGTGCTGCGTATTCAGCGGGATATCACGACGTACAGGAAAAATGCGTATGGTGTGGCGGATAACAGCTACCTTGACAGCGAGACGCTGCATACCAGTGCTTATGTGTTGCGCCGTCTGAAATCTGTTATTACCAGTAAATACGGGCGCCATAAACTTGCTAATGATGGTACGCGTTTCGGGCCTGGTCAGGCCATTGTCACGCCTGCCGTTATCCGTGGTGAGCTGGGATCAACATATCGCCAGATGGAGCGGGAAGGCATCGTGGAAAACTTCGATCTGTTCCAGCAACATCTGATAGTGGAGCGTAACGCGAACGATTCGAACCGCCTGGATGTGCTGTTTCCGCCTGATTATGTCAATCAGTTACGTGTGTTTGCGGTGCTTAACCAGTTCCGTCTGCAGTATAGCGAGGAGGCTGCATAATGGGAAAAATTGCGGGAACAACGTATTTCAAAATCGACGGACAGCAACTGTCGGTAACCGGAGGGATTGAAGTCCCCATGAACACCAAAGTTCGTGACGACGTGATTGGCCTGGATGGTTCCGTTGACTACAAGGAAACCAGCCGGGCACCGTATACGAAGGTGACCGCCAAAGTGCCGAAAAGCTTCCCGGTCGATAAAATTACGTCTTCTGATGTTATGACCATCACATCAGAGCTGGCAAATGGTCAGGTGTATGTTCTCTCAAACGCCTGGCTGCACGGCGAAGCCAACCATAACCCGGAAGAGGGCACCGTGGATCTTGAGTTCCACGGTGAGGAGGGATTTTACCAGTGATAAAAGAACTTGTGCTCAAAAAGCCGATTATGGCGCATAACGAAAAGCTTCATGTGCTGGAGCTGCGCGAACCGTCCTACGATGAAATCGAAGCCATTGGTTTTCCGTTCACCGTTTCCGGTGACGGCGGCGTCCGGCTGGACAGTTCGGTTGCGCTGAAATATATCCCTGTGCTGGCAGGTATTCCACGCTCCTCGGCAGCGCAACTGGCAAAACTGGATATTTTCAAAGCCTGTATGTTGATCCTCAATTTTTTTACCCGGTCGGAGACGGAGGAGGACTCAGAAAGCGGGTCTACAACACCGCATACTTCTGGCGAATAAACCCCCTGGAGCTCCGGCGGGCGGCAATATCCGATTTTCTGGAGCTGGAGTCGGAGGCTGTCCGTATCAATGAGGAAATGAAGCATGGCTGACAGTTTCCAGTTAAAGGCCATTATCACTGCCGTTGACCAGTTATCGGGTCCGCTGAAAGGGATGCAGCGGGAACTGAAGGGATTTCAGAAAGAAATGGCCGGGCTGGCGATCGGTGCTGCTGCTGCCGGGACCGCTGTTCTTGGGGCGCTGGCGCTGCCCGTGAATGCTGCGATCGGCTTTGAGTCAAAAATGGCTGACATCCGGAAGGTGGTTGACGGCCTGGATGATAAAAAA